TGGACAGGTTGAGAGTTCAACCCACATCCTTGGGCGATAATGACTATACCCAAGGAAGACTTAGATAAAAGGATTGTGTTCACGGACACCACGAAGCGCCAGGCGGACTTTCGTATTCGCCTGGGCTACGATGGAATGACGCAGTCCGAGTTCTTTCGTGCGATGATTTCAGGATACCTGGAACAGGACCGGAATCTGCTTGACTACATTGAAAAGTACAAGCGCGAGAAGAAAAGAAAGAAGAGACAAGGCAAGAATTCCCTCAAGAAGAATCGTGACCTCTATGAAAAGGGTCAACAAACCAGAAGGAAGTTTGCTTTGGATGATGATGTTATTGAAAGCATATTTGACTTGATGGAAGAGGAGCATCCAGACTTATGAGAAAATGTAAAATAGGGGTCGTATTATCAAATAAGCCCTGCGAGGAGTGTAAGTGCCGACAATGGTTGGATTATAAAGAGGATTTAAATTGTACTCTGATTGCCGTTGATAAACATGGACCGTTAAATTTGCGACAGATTGGCGAGCGTTTGGGCATTAGCTTCGTTCGTGTAAAACAAATACAAGATGTTGCTTTAGCAAAGCTCGCCACCAAAAATAAGAAATTAAAGGTTTTTCGCGATCCAGGCTGATACTTATTGTAGATAGAGAAGTTGTCACTACAGACGGCTTTTTTATCTATTTGAGACTATTTACTGATTGAAACCTTAAAATAGGAGAAAACTTATAATGAGCAACAAGAACCTACTAAATGAAGCCACTGTACGTCGCTTCATGAAGCTAGCTAACATGGAGACTCTAACGAGCCCCTTCGTTGAGCGCCTTGAAGAGATGCACTGCCCCTCTGGCGGTCGTGATGATGACGAGCCCATGGAGGAGGGTGCCCACGAGGACGATGAGCCTGGTGCTCGCGACTATATGGAAGAGGCCGCCCATGAGGACGAGGCAGTTGATGAGGTATATCACGGTGGACGTGATGACGACCTTGAAGAGGCTGCACATGATGAGCTAGATGCTGACCTAGATGCCCCCGCTGCTGAGGCTGAAATCCCCGCTGACGTTCGTGATCGTATTGAAGACGCGCTTGCGGGCGCCCTAGAGATGCTTGCTGGCGAGCTGGATTTAGATCTAGAGGTGGAGGACACCGCCGGTGATGTCGCTCCCGACATGGAGCCTGAGCCCGTCGACGATGCCCCTGAGCCCGATGTTGATGATGAGCCTGCCGTAGACGCCGATGAGGATGATTTACTTGAAGGCATTCAGGTGGTCGACGATACTGTTATAATCAATGAGGTCGCCAAGCGCGTGACCGCTCGCCTAGTAAAGGCGATGGCAAAGAAGTAATTATTTTACGGTTTCAATCTTGAACCGCTGTAAGATTTGTGCTATAATCTTACAGCGGTTTTTTATTGAGGAAACATGATAGAGACAAGTATAATAGTAAACATCCTCGCATTCGTAATCGGAATGTTGTTTCATAAGATTTGTTCTGATATTATCGGAATGGGCTACTTGGCGCTTTTTGTCCGAGTCGTAGAGATTCAGGCTTTAAAAATGCTTCAGGTTCTAGACGAAGACGCAGGATATGTCCGAAAGCTAAAGATTAAAATGCTAAAGCAAGCCGGCGTAGAAGGAGAGTCCATTAAGTTTATAGAGGATCTAGATGCTGAGGCAGTTCGCATCTGGCGAGAGACAGTTATAGCACACTTCATCGCCGCATATCCAGGAAAATATAGGAGTCGCCTTGAATTTCACAACTGGGCGGGAGCGATGAAACAACTAAGATACGTTGAGAGAAACTTAGACAAAGCCACCAAATTTAAATAATGGAGTAAATCATGGCAACCAAAAAAGAAAAAGAAGCAGCCGAGAAGGCTGCAGCCGAAGAGGCAGCTGCCCAAGAGGCACAAGAGGCAGCAGCCCTGGAGATGCTCCTAGAGGCTAGCGCAAAAGAGCCAGTCGATAACAGGCTCATTGCCCTGTTCGGCGACATTGACGAGGCAAAGGCTGGGCAACTATGCTACAACCTATTCCACCTCGCAGCCGATAAGCGATATATGGCAAAGAACCCCGATGACTTGACTGAGGGCTTAGAAGAGGTCGTGGACCCCATTCAGCTAATGATTTGCAGTCCCGGCGGCAACGCATCCGAGATGTTTGCCATTTATGATTGCATGCGACTGGTAAGAGATAGCTGCCCAATTGAAACACTGGGAGTTGGCAAGGTAATGTCAGCAGGAGTCCTTATCTTAGCCGCCGGAACTAAAGGCAAGCGTCGTATTGGGAGAAACTGTCGCGTTATGATCCATAGTGTCATCGGTGGTGTCTCTGGCGGACTTCATAATGTTGAGAATGAGATTGACGAGATTCGTTGGGTTCAGGATCAGTATATTAAGATGCTCGCAGACGAGTCAGACTTATCCCGAGCACAACTAAAGAAAATGCTGCAACGTAAAGTAAATATCTACCTTTCAGCAGAAGAGGCTGTTGAACACGGTATCGCTGATATTATTGTATAGGAGGAAAATGAAGCACGTAGATAAAGGCTGGGGGTGGGAGCGCTGGATTGTAAATAATGAGGAGTATTGTGGAAAGCTTTTATATTTTAATGCAGGAAAGAAGTGTTCTTGGCATTATCACATCTTGAAGGACGAAGTGTTCTACTTACAGTCTGGAAAGATGTTAGTGAAATACTCCGATGGCGATGACATTGAAAAGGCAAATGAGTTAATACTTGAGCCGGGACAGAACTTTCACGTCTATCGAGGTCTGCGCCATAGGATGATCGCCCTAGAGGACTCTGAGCTGTTTGAATTTTCAACACAACACTTTGATAGCGACAGCCACCGCATCCAAAAGGGGGATTAATGAAAAGGAGAATACATGTTAATCAGCACACTATTCGGTCCAATCGAAAGAACAACGAGCGTGAGCCTGTACTCACGGTTAAGACCTACAAATCAAATGATTATTGCCACGAAGCCATCATTGATGGACCGTGTCGTGTAATCTATTCCCCAGACAAGCCGCTGTCTTGCGGCGCCCGTGTCTGGATTGAAACAGACTCAGAGGTGGTCTGTGTAATACGAGGAGAAGAAAATGGCAACGATTAAAGGACTTCAAGCAGAGTTAGTCGCAAATATGTATTGCCAGGTGATGAAGAAGAAGGGCTACTCCTTCTTTGACAGAAATAAGCCGTATAATTTAAATATCATTGGCGTCCGCCGCGTTGAGAATGCTATTCCCAACAAGTTTGACGACACGATTGTGGTTATCTACCGGGAGAGGGTAGAGGGACCATGGACGGTCTTCACTGCCGACATCACCACAGACCCTGGGCAATATTGGCTGATGCATCCCATTAATGTAGAGGGCACAGCCATCTTGGTTCCGGATCAATACCGAGGCGTATATAAACGAGATCTCCATCAGGGCAAGTACGAAGCTCTGTGTCAGCGCGGCGGCAACGTCCGAGTCTATCGTGATGCCGATGGCAATCGTCGCCACGATATGTCAGACGATAAGATTGACACCGGTTTTTTTGGTATTAATATCCACAAGGCAGGACGCTCCTCAATTCAGGTGGACAAGTGGAGCGCTGGCTGCCAAGTGTTTGCCAAGAGCGCAGACTTCGCTGAATTCATGGACCTAACTGAAGAGGCAGAGAAGAGATATGGAAACTCTTTTACATATACTCTGCTTTTAGAAACAGATTTTATTTGACAAATTACAAAAAAGACATTATAATATAAACACACACAAGGAGTAAATGTGACAAAGCATTATGATAATGGGGCGTCTCTTGGAGATAAGATTCTTCGAGGCGTCAACCAACTGGCAGACAATGTTGCCTCAACCCTCGGACCCCGAGGAAGAAATGTAATCTTACAAGAGCCTGGCGGAAGCCCGGTCATCACCAAGGACGGGGTGACAGTCGCACAGTTTGTAAATTTTGAGGACCCTTTTGAAAACGCCGCCGCCGCAGTAATTAAGCAAGCGGCTGCACAAACTAACTCAATGGCTGGCGATGGCACTACCACGGCTACGGTCCTCGCCCGAGAAGTTCTTCGAGAAGCCCAGCGCTACATCACCTCAGGTGCATCTCCTGTAGAACTCAAGCGGGGCATGGATGCAGCTGTAGATGCGATTGTTGCCACACTTAGAGAAATGGCTGTTGAAATCTCAGATGTTGAAGAAATCTCTAACATCGCCTCAATATCTGCGAATAACGATAAGACAATCGGCGAACTAATTGCTACGGCTGTTGACAAGGCGGGTAAGAACGGAGCGATCACTATCGAGGAAGCACGTTCTTTAGAAACATCCTTGGATCTTGTGGAGGGTTTCCGATTTGACGCTGGATATGCAGCCACAGCTTTTATTAATGATGAGCGAAGGGGTGTCGTTAAATACCAGGAAGAGCCCCTTCTGCTCGTTACAGATTACAAAATTGACGCCGTAGAGCAAATTCTTCCAATCCTTGAAGTGGTGGCAAGAGAGGGTCGACCCTTTGTTATTGTTTCCGAAGATATTGAAGGTCAGGCTCTTGCTGCACTAATTATGAATGCGATGAGGGGTACGATGAAGATCGCCGCTGTTAAGGCGCCTCGATATGGAGAGGAACGCCGAGGCATTCTTAAAGACCTCGCCACGTCTGTTGGGGCTTCCTTTGTCTCTCGTGAAAGTGGCATGAAGCTCAAGGATGTAAAGCTAGAGCATCTTGGTATCGCTAAATCAATTGAGATTACTAAAAATGAGACAACCATCATGGGCGGAAAGGGGAGCACAAGTGAAGTTGAGGAGAGGATTGGAGATCTCAAAACAATGCTTGACAACACTGACGCATTGCACGAGTGTGAGCGAATTCAAGAAAGAATTACGCGCCTCGCTAGTGGTATTGCAATTATTCGTGTCGGTGCATCTACTGAAGTTGAGATGATCGAGAAGAAGCACCGCATTGAAGACGCTCTTGAGGCAGTGCGCTCAGCACAAGAGGAGGGGATCGTTCCGGGGGGCGGTGTCCCTCTCATTCGAGCCACACAGATAACCGAATTTGAGGTTGACAATGAGGATCAAGCACTTGGTGTGGAGATTATACGCAAGGCTGTTTTTGCCCCTCTCCGACAAATGGCAGAGAATGCGGGTGAATCACCAGACATTATTCAAACAATTGTTGCAAACCTAGAAGGTTCGGAGGGGTATGACTTTAGAAATCGAACAACTTGCGACTTGCTAGATACTGGAGTAATTGACCCAGCAAAGGTGGCTCGCTGTGCTCTTCAGAATGCAGTTTCAGCAGCAGGCACATTAATTACAACAAATCACGCAATCATTCAGTCGTAACGAAAGGTGTGACTAGTTATACGTATGGAACAGATGGACTCAGCTGCGCTCGCTACTCTTCACGGTAAAATTGATCGCCTCAATGACGGTATTGATGCTGTTAAAGAGAAGCAAGAAGAGATGAGTGAGCATGTCTCTAAGATTAAAGAGGCAGTTTATAACCCCGACTCCGGTCTCTATGCTCGCCTTAGATCCCTAGAGCAATGGAGAGACGCAACATCAAGAACCACATGGTTTTTGGCGACCACGGTAGGGGCTTTAGTCCTAAAAACTGTTTGGGATTTACTTTTAACATAACATAAACGAGGTAATATGAAAGTAGGAATTTCTTACGCGGTTGACCTAAGTGAGATTCCCGATGAACTTCAAAAACTAATCGAAGAGGTCCAGTGGGATCTTGCAGAAAAGTTAGAGTTACTAGCGGGACAAATTAAAACAGGTGATTTCGCAACCGCATTTGCAAATATTAAAAACATGAGGTACAATCTTCAGCGCACCGATACACGCCTGGAGGATTGTAACACTATTTTAACAGGGTATCTTACGGTCCTCAAACGACTAGCCGATGAGGCTGCAGCCGAGGAGGAACGTAAAAAAGAGTTGGGTC